GTATGTCAATAAGAGAGATACAAGCGGTTCAGTTTGCGAAAGCAGAAGACCAAATTAACATACAAGAGAAAAAATAATGGCATATATAACACAGTTTCAATATTACGATAACGCAGGAGCTACACCGACAAATAAGAACTGGGGATCCTATCAATATGTCAGTCTATATGACATTGTAAACAACTATCAGTTGATGTATATGGGTAACCATTCATTAGTCAACAACGAGAGCAGATACAAGGTGTTATTTCATGCTAAGAGAGCGATACAAGAACTCAACTACGATGCATTTAAGGAGATAAAAGTCCTTGAGCTTCCAATAGATGAGAACCTAAGATTTATATTACCTTCTGACTATGTGAACTGGGTAAGGATATCTTTATATAAAGATGGAGTGCTTAGACCATTGACAGAGAACATTCAAGTTGGTTCTGCACTAGCATATCTACAAGACAATACAGGGAAGTTTCTATTCGATCAGGACGGTAATGTACTGAGTCCTGAATACTCAACTTTAGATTTCGATAGGATCAAAGGCACAAAGAAAAGTATATACTTGAATAAGAACAGTCAGTTTGATGGTTTCGAAGGATACTGTTGCGATGGCTGTTGGTACTTTGACTATCCGGGCAGTGCTAGATATGGTTTGAACACAGAGACGGCAAATGCAAATCCAACATTTACTATTGACAAAAAAAGTGGTGTTATAAACTTTGACTCTACAATGTCTGGTGAAAATTGTATATTAGAATATATTTCTGATGGAATGGAGAATGGTGATGATAGTCTTATCACTGTGAACAAGATGTTTGAGGATTTTGTATATGCGTATATAACATATGCTATTCTTGAATCAAAGCTGAATGTTCAAGAGTATATAATAAGACGATCTCAAAAGAAAAAGACAGCACTTCTACGAAATGCAAAGATACGATTAAGTAATATACATCCTGGCAGGTTATTGATGAACATGAGAGGTCAGGACAAGTGGATAAAATAATATGGCTAAGTTACAGCGGAACTTTATCAAAGGTAAAATGAACAAAGGTCTTGACGAAAGACTTGTTCCTAATGGTGAGTATATAGATGCATTAAATATAAGAGTTGGTAGTACTGAGCTTTCTGAGATAGGTGCTGTAGAGAATGCCAAGGGTAATGAAAAACTAACTACTTTACTATTTGACAATCAACCACTAAGCTCTAGTGCGAAATGTATAGGTGCTTTTGAGGACGGTGCTAATGAGAGAATATATTGGTTTATCACTGACTCTGCACATACAGGAGGACAAGCTACTAATAAGCTTGACATGATTGTTTCTTATAATACAAAAACTACTGAGCTTACATATCATGTTATAAGTGTAAATGATGGAGGTGGCACAAACACTACGTTGAATTTTGACCCTAAGCATTTAATAACGGGTATTGACATGGTCGATAACCTTTTGTTTTTTACAGACGATTTGAATCAACCTAGGGTTATTGATATTGACAAGAACTATCCAGATCCTTCGCCTGCCTTTATAGATGGTGGCGGTAGTCCTGCTATATTTGGAGAGTCTCTTTTAGTTATTAAAAAGCCACCTATAAATAGCCCATCTTTTGAGCTTACAAACAGGGGGTTGGAGCAGAATTTTTTAGAGGATAGATTTATTTGTTTTGCGTATCGATATAGATATGAAAACGATCAATACTCAGCTACATCTCAGTTTTCTGACCCTGCATTTATACCAAAAATATTTGATTTTGATAATTCTTCGTATTTGAACGAAGGCATGGAGAATGCTTTTGATACGGCAGTTGTAACCTTTAATTCAGGTAGTGAGCTTGTTGTTGGTGTTGACCTGTTGTTTAAAGAAGCTAGTAATCCCGTTATTCGTGTTATTGAGAAGCTTGACAAAGAAGAGTTGGGTTATGCTGACAATCAAGATTATACGTATGAGTTTTCAAACAATAAGATATATACGATATTAGATGATGCAGAGATACTAAGACTATATGATAACGTACCCATTAAAGCAAAGGCTCAGACTGTTATGGGCAGTCGATTAGTATACGGTAATTACGTAGATGGGTTTGATGTAGTTGACTCAAATGGGGCTGATGTTCGTTTAGGTTATGAGGCAGAATATAAGAGTTCTAATATTGGAGAGAAGCAAGTAACTAGTACTTTTAACAATGGGTCTTATAGTATAGGACCGGCTTTAGTTCAATCTAATTCAATTTTTTCATTTGATTTGAATGGAGTAGATTTAAAGGCTGGAGGTAGGTTAGAGTTTTTGATTAGATTTCAACATGGAGGCTCGAATGGAACTGTTCCTGCGGGGGTTACACAAACAGCTACAACAGAGATATTATTTTCTTACACATTAAAAAGGGATTTTGCTGACGCATATGAATTATCTACAGATTCTGACTTTAATGAAAAGATAGGTACAGATGCTAATATTAAGCCTATTGCAGATTCGTGTGATGGGTTTACTTTTACGGATGTATTTAATTGCTCTATACCTGTAAACCAAACAGCAACTAGTAGTTTCTTTACAAAAGTTGCTAGTGGTGAAACAGCAGATAATCAGAGTATGAAAATAAAGTCTAGTCCAGGAAGTACATCTATAGGGTTACAACTACCTGCTGTCGTTTATGTACCTGATACTTCTAATCCTTTGCTTAATAGGTTTTTTGAGTATTACGAAATAGATTTTGGGAGTGTAACTTTTAGAAACATATCAAACAACAAGTCTCTTCATAGTAATAGAGATTATGATATAGGTATGATTTATATGGATGATTTTAATAGATCGACAACAGTTTTAGTCAGTCCAGAAAATGCAGTTCATATACCTTGTAATAAAAGTGGTAGTAAAAACCAAATACAAGTTAGTATACCTACTACACAGTTACCTCCTTCTTTTGCTACTAGATATAAATTTGCAATAAAGCAAGATAAGGAGCTGTATGAAACAATATATTCAAATATATATTTTTTTGATCCCAAAGACGGTAATACGTATTTTTTATTAGAAGGCGAAAATGCTCAGAAAGTAACAGAGGGTGACACTTTAGTATTAAAAAGAGATACTAATGGTGTTGAAAATAGATGTGTATTTGTTACTGTTCTCGAAAAAGAAGTTAAAGAAGTCGGATTTATAGAAACAAGTGACCCATTAACAGGACAAGAAATAGAACCTCCTGCTGGTGTGTATATGAAAATAAATAATTCTGAATTAGGCATAGATACGTCAACTTCTTTATACAAAGATTTACATGATAGAAGACAATATTCTTCTAATGCAAACCCTTTTCCTGTTATAAAGTATGGAAGATTTAATACAGTTACCCCTAGTAGTAATTCGTTAATAAATGCATCCATAACTCAAGGCACAAGGATAAAAATGAAAATAGAATCTAATTGGGAACAACCTTCATTAACTCCTGGTGAGCCTTTAAGATTTAATTATTTATTAGAAAAGGAGTTTGTGTCTTCTCAAGATTATAATGATATAATTGATTGGTGGGATGGTGACTTTATATTCAACGAATTAGATAAGGGTATAGAAACAATACAAGGTAATGTCAGTGTTGCGGGTATTCAAATTGGTCCACAACCTGCCCCTGGTATGTTCAAGGACAATATTGTGTATATCCCCACAGTTGCTAATGATTTTGCTACAGCTATACCTAATGAACAAGACTTGAATAATACAGATTTTACCTTTCGATGGTATAGAGACCCAAATCCATCAACCCCATATATAAGACTAATTGTTCGTGGTAATCTTAGAAAGTTATTTTTTCAATTGGATAGACCATTTATTGGTGTTAGGTTTGAGATAATAAAACCAGGCGATTTAATTATATTTGAAACAGAAACACAAGATGCAGCTCCTGATGTATGGTATGAGTCATCAGTATCGTATCCAATTACTAGTGGTTTTCATATAGGTAATGTTCAAAACCAAACAGCGTCATTGCCAGCTATCATTGATACTGAGTTTAATAATTGTTTTGCATTTGGTAATGGAGCAGAGAGTTTTAAAATTCGTGACTCTATAACAAGAAGTTCCTTTGGTTTAGGGAATAGAGTTTCTTCCGTATTAAAAGGGGAAGATTTTAAACAAGTTAATCGATTCTCTGATCTTACATACAGTGGAGTGTATAGTTTTAATGTCAATAACCTAAATGAGTTTAATTTAGGTCTCTTGAACTTTAAAGCACTAGAGCCATCTTTTGGGTTAATTCAAAAGTTATTTGCTCGTCAGACCGATATTTTAGTACTTCAAGAGGACAAGATATCATATGTATTAGCAGGTAAGAATTTATTATCTGATTCAGCAGCAGGGGGAGCAGTTACATCAGTTCCCGAAGTTCTTGGTACTCAGATTGCTAGAATGGAAGAGTATGGTATAAGTAACAATCCAGAGTCTTTTGCGTGCTATGGATACGATAAATATTTTACGGACTCTAAAAGAGGTGTAGTAATACAGCTAAAAGGAGCGTCTTACAACAATGATCAGTTGACAGTTATCTCTAACTTCGGTATGGGATCATGGTTTAGGAATTTATTTATTGATAGTGGTGAAACACAAAAACTAGGAGGTTTTGATCCTTACTCTAAAGAATATGTATTATCATCTAACGATACATTATTACCCGTAGAGGAAGAACCTATATCTTGTGGTGTTAAAAAGACTTTTAAAGTAAGCTCTACAAATACCGTTAATTATAAAGTTAACTTAGGTGAGTACATTGGAGATGCTTCAGTCACTTATAATGTAGTTTCAAACACAGGAACTCTTACTATTCAGACCACATATAATAGTGTTGTGCAGCAAGATGTGATTGTGACATCTACACCAGGGACAGGAACAGCAATTAATAAAAATTTAGTAAATGTTCAAACGGCAGATATACAACTAAGTATGCCTGGTGGAGAGGCTGTTGTTGAGTTAACTATTGGCTGTCCAAACGCTGACCAAGTTACAATTATACAAGTTTGTATTTCTGATGATAGCGACAAAAACAAAACAATACATAATCAGTATAGGTGGACATCGGGTACATTTGTGTCTCCTTTAAAATCTCAGTTGGTTACATTAGCATCAGGAACAGCGTCTCCTTTAGTCTCTCAGTACACATCAGTTACGGGGTTAGAAGGTGGTGGTGTAATACCAGCGGATGGAGCTAGTGTTGATATTATCAGCAGAAAATTTCAAACTGATAGTTTTGATTATGATACAGCATTGAATAATTTTGCATTTTTAAGAACGAATACATTATACAACAATACTCCTGCCGACATTGCGTCTTTATTAGCAGCGGCTACAGTACTTTCGCCTCCACCGATATCTGGAGCTACGGGAGAGTATTACGAGACATTTACAATGCCTTCAGGAACTGATCAGTATTTGTATTTAATTTATGATTATAGAAAACCAACAGCAGTGACACTTTGCTACTCTAACGTTAGTTCAGCGGACGCTTGTTGTGGATGTTAAAAATATATAAATGGCAACTTCAGCTACATATTACTTAAATGGACCAGACCTACAGTCAGCAACTGCTGTTTTTACAGATGCTACGCTATCAACCAAGGCTGCTGATGGTTGGTATTCTTTCGGAGGTTTTTTTAGGCAACAAATTAGTGGTGTACTTACTGCTAATACACTATGCAATTCTTGTGGGCTTGATTGTGGTTCTTCACTTGTTATGGATACTGATCAAGGTGTTTATAACGTAGATATAAATTTAGGTTCTGCAACAGGAGCTGTTGAGCTTACGTTTGATTTTAAATTTGTTCCAGATGGGGTAAAAGTTGTGTATGATGGTGTTACATATAATGCCGTATACTCTGCGAACTTTGGACACATTGATAGTCCAGGTACTGAACCATTGTATACAGGTGTATCTACGTTTAATTGTAATATATCAGGAACGACATATCCTGCATTAAGAAATTATCAGTTTAATGGAGTAAACTTCAACTATACAGGCACAACTCAAAGTGTTACCGTAAATCCATTATCAGTGTTTTTAAAAGTTTCATCATTAGGTAATTGCACAATGGTTATACCTAAGCCAAATGCTACACCTGCGACAGCTCAGTTGACAATAATAAGCCCATGTCAAAAATCTGATATAACAGTAACAGCAGCATGTCCTGTGGCTTTAACGTCTTTCAACACAACGAGAGCTACACCAGAAACAACAAATATAAGTGGATTGTGTAGTGTTGTTTCTTTGACAGCTTATTACAATTTACCTATAAATGGTTTTGCTGGTATTCCGGCTGTGGGTGATGTGATATTTCAAGATGCAAATGGGACAACAATAGCTTTACCTGGTTTTTATGGAATTAATGGAGCAGCCCCTTCTACGGGTGTAATGGAGGTAGATGGGAATGGAGTTGTGACAAATATATTAGCTTGTGTACCTTAAAAATAAACTATGAGCATACCAATAGGAATACGAAACTTAACAGCAAATACTTTATATATAAAAGAGATTCAGGTTGAAGTCACTGGGAATCAAGCATTTTTTCTTGGTACTTATGACTTTTTTGATTTAGCAGCAGCTGAGTCACTAAAGGATTTTATAAATGCAGGTAGTGCTGTTATTATTAGAGATGGTGTTCAGTTATCACAAGCTGACTCATTGGCTTATGTTACTACACCTTCAAGTGGTGGTGGTGGAGAAGTAAATACAGCATCGAATGTAGGAACAGGAACAGAAGTATTTAAACAAAAGACTGGAGTAGATTTAGAGTTCAGAAAAATAAACTCCACAGAGCTTAATGTTACACAGAATACAAATGATATAACGCTGTCTGCTAATTCTGCTTTAATATCTGGACAATCAAGTGTTACTCCTGCTGCAGGTATGGAAGTCTTGGTTAATGATTCAGGAGTATTAAAGAAAGGAGATGTTTCAGCTTTTATAGGTGGAACTGTTAAAAATAAATACATAAACAATGCTTTAGTAAATCCTACACCTTTTGTATGGGGAAATACTGTAGCATCGTTAGGTGCAAACAGAATGTTTGGTGTTCTCTGGCAGCTTAACCAAAAAATACCTATTGATGGATTAACTATCAATAAAGGTACTACAGCAGGGGGTAATATGACTGCTGCTATTTATAAATACAATGAATCTACTAACCTATTTGATAAAATAGCAAATACAGAAGTAAATACTTTCAATACAAGTATATCAGGATTTCAAACAGTATCAATAACAGCAACAACATTAGAGCAGGGTATCTATATGAATGTAATGCATGCTGATACTGCTCATGGTTCATTTGGAGGGTTACAGCAGCCAAGACTTGACCCTCCTTTAGGTAGGGATGCAGCAGGTACAATTATAACGGGTTTAATTAGATATTCTTATGCTTACGCTCATCCAATGCCAAATTCTATTGCTCCAGACGCATCATTTGGTTGGACATTAACTGCAAATTTTTTCCAAAAATATGCATCATTTTTAGTAAATCAAGTATAAAAATATGTCTACAACATACACATTAACATATAGTGATAAGTTCAAGGGATTCCCTTCGTTCTATAGTTACATACCTGACTTTATGATTGGTATGAATAATTACTTTTATACATTTAATAAAGGAGATTTATACAGGCATAATTCTAATAATGTAAATCGAAATGTTTTTTATGGAGAAACAAATACTTTGCCTAACGATCCATACAAGGGTGCTAAGTCTAGAATAAAAAGTGTGTTTAATGATGGACCATTAGATAGTAAGATATTCAAGACCATTAATCTTGAGTCATCATTTGCAACTGCTGATGATGCATGGGGTGGTGTGTTTGATACGGACGTTCAAACCACTGGGTTTATTGATGCTAGTTTCTTTGAAAAGAAAGAGGGTGCATGGTTTGCATATATAAGAACAGAGAACAATACACCAACATTGTCAACTGATTATTCATTAAGGTCAATGACGGGTATTGGAAGCTGTACAACAATTGTAAGTGGTGGTGTTGGTGCATCGACTACTGTAAATTTTGCTTTGACTACAGATATTGGGAGTATAATAAGTGTGGGTGATGAGTTATACGCTACGGCTACTCCATCTATAATCGGTCAGGTTACGTCTATAAATATAAACCTACCTAGTGGTGTAAATAATATTACGGTAAACACAACTGTAAATGTACCAACAAATGGTGATTTTATATTGTTTTCTAAGAATCAAAACGCAGAGAGTTATGGAGTATTGGGACACTTCTGCGAGTTTACTCTTACCAATACAGCTACTACTTCTGTTGAGTTGTTTGCTGTTGAGACAGAAGTAATGAAATCGTTCCCTTAAAAATTTGTATCTTTATGTTTAAATATATATATCATGGCATTTGAACTTATATTAGGTGGTGTTGGAATAGCTAGTACCGCTATATCGACTATAGGTAGTTTTGCACAAGCAGCCGAGCAAAATCGAAAAATGAGAGAAGCGGAAGAAGCTGCTGCTGCGGCAATGATAGAAGCTAGGAAAAGGCTTGAGGTTAATGTTTATAAAGGATTGGGCATTCAAACAGAACCTTATGATTTAGCGAGAAGAGAGTTATTAGCTCAGGGTGCATTAGCGACCGAGGCATTAAAAGAAGGTGACGAGAGATCGTTAGCGGCAGGTGTCGGTCGTGTTCAATTGGCACAACAAGCTGGTCAAGAGAAAGTAGCTACAGCCATGCAACAAGAAAAAGCTCAACTAGATAAGCTTATTGCTGCTGAGGAGGGGAGGCTTGCAGACATTGGGTCACAGTTATACCTTCAAGAGGCTATTGGGGCGCAAGAGGCTGCTGCTGATGCACAAAGGGCTGAAGCACAAGCTATACAACAAGGTTTTGCGG